TCAGGGGAAGTGTTAACAGCATCGCCAAAACGAATCGCATTGCCTGTCCTCCGTAGCACGTCCGCAGTCGCAGCGGCCTCAACCTCGGCCACCGCGTCCCTGCGGATCTTGTAGTAAACGCCGGACAGCGCCATTACGATGATGACGCCCATGACGGCGTAACGCCCGACCGGCGTAAACAGCAGACTAAACACCGTGTTCGTCCATGTGCTTCTTGCGCCAGAACCAGATCGCCGCCGCGAGCCCCATAACGGCCAGCATGATAAGAAAATTAGGGTTAGCAAATAAGCCAGCAAGCTGATTTGCTGTATCAGAAGCTTCCTGCGCTTGCGAAGCAACCTCCTTAGCAATACCCAAGCCTCCGAGCCCTGCCGTGAGTACCGCCGCGTTACCTTGCTTGCTGTCCGCCATAGTTCTTTTCGGAGGAGCATCAGGTTCTGCACGGTCCTCATGTTCGTCATGCGCCTGATCCTGTGCGGTCCACCATGCGCCCGCCGCCTGGCGACGACGGACGAGCCCCGGCAGCACCTTGCCGCCGCCCTTGGTCCACTTCATCAACTCGGCAGGCACCGCGTCAAGATCGCCCGAGTTTATCTTTTTCAGCATTGTCGAAGATTTGAGGTTGCCGACGCCCGCGTTGTAGGCGAAGTCTACCAGCACGTCGAACTGGTTCTGCGTCAGTTTGACCTTGACCAGATCCATCACGCCAATCTCATACTTGACCAGATCGCGCTTGAGGATGTCTTCGGCGTCCGCCTGCGTGATGGTCATGCCGTTGTTGACCATAGGAGCGCCCGCAGCCGACGTGTGGCCGTAGCCGATGGTGCAGACGTTGGCGGGGCAACGGTACGCCTTCAGCTTGCAGCCTTCGAACTTCTTGAGAAGGGCGTCAAGACCGCCTTGGCTCATGTGCATGGTTATTTTCCCTTCTCTAAAAGAGTGACACGCTTATCCAGCGCGGCGATCATTTGTGCGGTGTCAAACCGGATGGCAGCGCGCGCGGCAGCGGCGTCGGCCACCATGTCCATGCGGCTCTTCTCAATGGCGGACATCGAACGCTCGCGGTCGAGCGTCATGGCGGCGCGGGCCAAGGCGCTTTCCTTCTCGACCTTGCTGATCTGATCGCTCAAGTTCTCGCGGATCTGCGCCATGTCGATGGTGGTGCCTTGGGGCGGGATGGCCTTGTTGTCGGCGTTGACGACGACAGCCACCTTGGACTTTAGTTGAATGATCTCATTGTTAGCACCGGATAGGGCGCTCATGAGATAGACAACGCAAGAGAACAGGATCGGGATGCCCGCGAAGGTAATCTTCTCTACCAGCGCGCCCTTGCTGGCGCTCGCCGCCATCTCGATGGCAAACTTTTCCTGCTTTTCTTCCGTGGTACTCATATTTCAGTTCCGGCTTTCCAATCACGAACGGCGATGCGTATGCGTATGATAAGCAGCACGAGTGTCGCCAGCGTGACGCCAAGCCCGGCCCACGCGCCCATCTCCATCGCCCACCACGGGAGCGTCAACGCCCCCGCAGCGATTGCACCATCAACGGCCAGCTTCGTATCGTGCATCACGGACCTACTGGTTAGTGCCGCTATACATCATAGCGCCAGGCGAAAGAAAATTACGAACCGCGGACGGAGATACGCCTTGCGGAGCCAAAGCGTTACCCACATTACGCGCGCGTATGCCTTCTGCAAATTTGTTGGCTATAGGCATTGCCTGCGCCCCTCTTGCGCTTTCCGCAAATTTACCAACTGTACCGGGGACTGCAAAAGCTAAAGATCCAAACGGTCCTACTATTGCATGTCCCATAGTGCCTGCTAGGGCAGACATGACGTTTCCAAACATGCTAGTGCGGCTAAAGCCAGGCATAAGGTTTTCCAACGTCTGCAACGTTTTTGACCCTATATCGCCTGCCGCTATATCTTTAATGACTTTTTGCTCTGCGGGAGTATACCGCGCCAAACGGTCTTCGTTCTTAGCTAACGAAGAAAATTGTACGCGCAAGGCTTTAATCGGGTTGTCCGTGGTGGACATATCCGCTTTATGAATAAGCGTTTCAATTTCGGCGCTTTTTGCCGCCGTTCCAAATTTATCGCGCGCATTTATCAGCGCATCCTTGACGGTGTCAGGGGCAGCAGAAGGAAGCATCGGATCTTTTGGGACTACGTTAGATACATTGACATCATTAAGGGTAGCATCAAGTTTGCGCGAAATGGTGGATAAAACTTTCCGTTCCCCACCAGACGCTTCATACGCCAAATCACGCGCCTTCCCGCGCAACGCGTCAAGTTGCGTAAGCGATTGCGGCGTCTGCGCGCGGTCTTCCAAAACTTGAAGAAAATTTCGCGCCACCGGGTCAAGTTCTTCGACATACCGCGATTTTTCCAGCGATTTCTTAATGTCGTCAATAGTTGATCGAAGCACGTCTGGATGGATTGCCAAATTAGAGTTATCCATCACGGCGTAATCAGCTTCCGCAGCAGTGCGCAACGCATTTGTAGTCGGTGTCGCCGCTTCCGCAGGCCGAAGCGCATTTTTGGCAACCTTTACCGCGCCCGATATTGTGGGGGACAAAGGGTCTATTACCGTACTTGCGCCTTGCGCCAGTTTTGCAACTTTAGCTAGATCAGCAGCTTTTGCCACTGCCGCTACCTTTGACAATCCGCCCGCTACAGGCCCCGCAAACATGCTACCTAATGTTTGCCCAGTAACCACGTCCTGCGATGACGGTTCGCCAAACATGTAATTGGCAATTCCATGCGACGTCGGCAGGACCGTATCTTTGTGAAACATGCTTTCAATGTCGCCGGGCAAACCTGGAATAGCCGTAGGAACGCCCCGCAATACGCCTGTTCCGATGTCTTTATACCGCCCAACCAGTTCCTCGGCAGTCGGGATGCGCGGCGTCTCGGCAGGCGTGTATAGCGCCTCACCAACTTGCTTGGAAAACCCGCCACGTTTGGGCAGACGAGCCGCAGGCGTTTCAGGCGCAGCGGATTCGCCTGCAACGCCGCGTGATTCGGGCGCAGTTGCGCCTGCGTTACGCGCAATGTCTTTTAATGTTTGATTGGGAAAATCTTTCGTAGCGCGCGCGTATACATCCTCGGGCTTAAGAGTGTCGGGGGCGTCTTTGTAAACGTGCTGGGTTCCGTCAGCGAACGTGAGTGTGATGTCAGGCATCGTCACCATCCACTAGAAGTTACGCCCGCAGGCAATTTTGCGCGGCCATTGGTTGTAGGTTTTCCGACAACTTTTGCCGTCGCGTCGATCTCTTTCGACTTTGGGGCTTCAACGGCGGGTATGTCGAATTGGCCTTTGTACTTATCCATCATAGGCCCATAAGTAGCCGTATAGTTTGAATGCGTATTTTTCGCCAGTTCGGAAGCGCGGTCCATGATCGTCTTTAACTGCCTATTCAAGATTGTAGGTGTCATGTTTGCGGGGTCGAGCGACGAAACTTGGTTAGCCAATATGGCCCACTCATCTTTAGCCATAGAACCAATAGAACCCGCACCTGCTTTAGCCATAGCAGTAACTTGGCCTTTAACATCGTTAAATTTAGTTTGAGCGTCTTTGGCGGCGTCCGTAATGTTTGCTACGTTAGCCCCAAACTTTCCTAAAATGCGTTCTTTGTTTGCGTCAGGCGTATCAAGCAGCTCCTGAACCGCCTTCATCGTGTATTTCAACGTCGTCAAAGAACTATTGACTTCAGCGTGAGCTTTACCAATGTCTTCGCGCGCTTTCTGTTCTTCAACGGGCGTCAAAGTTTGTTTAACCGTGCTAATTGGCGCGCCCGGCGTTGGCCCAATGGGCGTTTGCGCCGCAGGCGCAGCAATTTGCGGAATCGCAGGTGACGCCAGCATATTTGTCGGAGCGGCTTGACCAGCCATCATGCTCGCCATAAGCGCGTTGTTGACCGTAGGGGCGCCAAGCGACATGGGCGCACCGCCAGCAGGCACAAACCCTGTGGGTGCGCCGCCCAGACGGGCGTTGCCCGCCGTCATGGACGCAGCTAGACCGGGTTGACCGCTGAACTTGCTGTTGGCCCAGTTTTGCAAATCACCCGCGGTCTTGTTTCTAAGCGCAAGAACTTCTGGGTTAGCCTTGATAGCGTTTGCGCTGACGACTTGCGACAGCGGCGTATTAGGATCGGCACTGAGGACGTTACGCGCCCCGCCAGCACCAAGGAAGTGCGCCAGATAAACATTGCCGGGCGTGGGCTGGATGCCTGCGCTTGCTAACGATGCAATGTTGTCCGTGCGGAACCGTTGTTCCAGCGCGGATTCTATCGGGGTGCCATCAGCCAACTTGGTGCCGCGCAACGTCAGAATTTCTGCAGGCGATTTATTCGCCAACTCAGGAAACACTTTTTTGGCTGTATCAACAAAAGTGCCGTTAATAAATTGATGCAGTCCTTGCGCGGACGACATGGGATTCTTGTCCGTCCCTTCAATCTGCGCGTTGCGTTGAGCGTAAGTGTCACCAACCGCAGGCGCGGCGGCGGGTTGCCGCATAACCGCAGCAGGCGTATTTGCAGGAGCGGCAAACGGTTGCATCTTCGCAGCAGCGGCCCCTGCTGGCGTAACAGTGGAAGGCGCGGCGGGCGTTGCGCCACCTACCGTAATCGGTTGCGCGGTAGTACCAACAACGGAATACGGGATGCCACCAAAATCATGAACTGACGGCTGAAGTGCTTTTCTTTCGTCTGCCAATTTAGCAGCTTGCGCTTGCGCGGCTTGTTCTGCGGTTAGCATCTGTTTTTCTAAGACGCCACGGTCAAAAGTTGCGGGCCATGCCGTGCTTATGTCTTTATATTTACTTGCCGCGCCCGCCCGCAACATATCGTACGCTGGCGCAGCGCGCGCGTCGTCAAGCGCCAACACTTTGTTCAGCATTTCCGAATAAAGCTTGTGATCCGCAGCCATCGCGGCCTGTTTTTGGGCGTTGACTTCGCCTAATGCTTTTTCATTCTGAAGAGGGATTTGGCCTACCTGCGCCCGCAATAGTTCTTGATTAAGGCCCGCTGTTTTGCGAGCGTCTGCTTCTTTTGCATAAGTTGCAGCTAACGCAGGCGAAAAACGTGCGACTTGATTTATGCCTTCAGGCGAAAACAGATCCACACCCGACGCCGCCATTTGACGCAACTGGTTCTGTTCCTGCGCGGTTCGCTGCACTTCAGCCAGTTGGGCCTGATGAAGCTGCATCTTGTTAGCCATCTCGGCCATAGCAAGCATGTTTGGCGCTTGAAACTGTTGAAGCTGCGGAAGCGCGGCGTTGTAGTCAACCATCGTTCTGTCCCTTTACGGTTATTTGCCTCGCGCGCCGCCCAAACCACCGCCAAGATAGTTGCTCATGATGTACGAACTCATGCCCTGATTAAGCGCGTTCGTCACCGCGTTAGATTGGTTCAGGTAGCCTGACGCTTGTGCATTGCCCGCCGCGACATCCGCCTGCGCGATACCTTGGCCCAACCCCGTATAAGTGTTGCCAAGGTTTGTGCCCAAGTTCTGCGCCGCCGCCGCAGACCCAGCCGCTGCGGCCTGACCGCCAGCATACAGACCCTGCAACGGCGCAAGCTGCGCCGTCCGGTTGGTTTGGTAACGGTTGAAAGCGTTCTGATATTCTTGCGATCCAAGGTTCTGGCCGTACTCGGTAGCGCCTTTGATGTTCGCGCCCGACACGCCCATGCCTCTAGCGGCGGCGCTGGCGTTCAGCGCCTTCATGCCCTGTTCAAGACGGAACTGGTAGCCGGGGTCAGTCGTGAAATCCGACATGCCAAAGTCTTTGGAGTATTTGCCGTAATTTGCCGCCGTGGTGTCGCCACCGATACCCAGCATCTGCATAAGCTGGTTCTGCGCGGTGACGCCGCCTTCGCGGTACGGTTGCAGGTCCGTGCGGCCCTGCTGGTACATTTCCTTTTGGGCGGCAATGCTGTTAGCCGCCATCTCTCGCTGAACGGCGGCGCTCTGCGCTGCGGCATTCTCTTGAGCATTAGCGGCTTGGCTGGAGCCATAGATGCCCGCGCCAGCGCCCAATACGCCAGCGCCAAGGATAGCTGCACCAGTTCCGCCCAGCGCGGCGACTGCAAGACTTGACATTTTAGTCTCTCCTTGAGGCTAAACTGAGCCCTTGTCGGTAATCCAATGTGATCTCGTCACCTAGATCGCCACCTTTGCAGCCCACAATATCACATGTAGCAAAAAGATGTATATCCCCGTTGTCCGCCAACACGGCGACTGCGTTGGGCCGCTTGCTGTGGTTCGTGTATCTTCCGGCAGGCGTCCGCATCCCATCAAGACGCCCCGGCGCGATCATTTCGCCTTCTGCGATGGCGGCGGTAGCAAACAGACCTTTACCTTCGATAGGCGACGGTCCAACCATGACCTTGTAGGAACCTACAGGAAACGGAATTTGATCAGAGGGATCTTCGGAGATCCGCCGCACCGTGTCGGGATCAAGACCATATTCGGCGATAGCCAAATGGAAATCCGCGATGTCCTCGGGGTGGCTGAAGCTCAGCAACATTTGCTGGTCACGTTGCGCGATCTGCCATGAATAGCTCTTGTCCAGATACGTCGCCTCCAGCGTGGCGACATCCGTCTCGGTCGTAGGATATATGTTCTGCCAGATCACCGTCTCGACAGCGTAGGCAATCTTGCGCCCTGGCGGGCCTACAAACACTTGCGGCGCGACTAGCTCCGTGCGCGTTCCATCTTCGTTGGTCAGGATGATATGCCCAGCCAACATGATGTTTAACTGAGGCATTTTCTGTTTGTGCCCAATGACAAAAGTATCCGCAGGAATGGTCAATTCGCGGATGTAGAGACCGGGTGCAAACCGATGCACAACCGGACAATCAGGTTGGGGGTACTTCAATAACTCTGTTTCAAGCGCTTGCACTTGCGCTTCCGTCACCGGCGGGCGGCGCGCGTCAAGTTCCAGCGTGTTGGCTTCAGCAGGCAGCATACGTCACCTCATGACAACTGTTTGATGAACGACGGCAGCACCTCGGCCTGCGCCCGTACCATCTCGTTTCGGAAGCTCTCGGTCGCCGCAGCGCCCTGCCGCGCCTCCTTGGCAACTTCAATCTGCAACATGGGCATGGCCGAGATAGCGCACATCCACTCGTCAATTTCTGCGCCGGTCTGCGGGTGCGTTCCACGCAACTGCGTAAACCAAGCGCACTGGAGCTGGACGCACTCCTTCTTGATCAGCGGGCAGAATGAGCCGTTCTTGAGTTGCATCGTCAGTCCTTTAGCTTCAAACTGCCGTAAAAGTTTGCCATTTTGGTAAGTTCTTCAAATGTTGCGTTATTTTTTATGCGATTTGCCCTCATGCTGACAATCATTATGTTTTCGCGGACATA